CTATTTACGGGCAGATTTAAGAGATGAATTGCGGATCGCATCGTATGACCTTTCGCACGTTAAGGCAACACGTCCGCGCCGGTCAGCCTCTGCCGCCAGCTCTCCCGCTGTTGAGTCAATTTCTCGGTACAGCTGGGCGAGCAGATCGCCCGGGTTTCTCCCAGCCTTCCCGCTGCTGGTAGTTCCGGTATCGCTGCCACGTCGCTGCTGTAATTGGGCGATTGCGTTCTGTATTCCCGACTGCAGCCGGTCAGCAGCACGCTCAGCAGCAGCGCGGTTAGCATCAGCTTTACGATTCTCTTCATCGGCTTTCCTCTGAATCTCATCAATTTCTGCCTGGCGGCTCAGTTCAATACGGCGCTGCTCCTGGGTGAAAGCCAGTTTTGCCGCGGCATCTGCTTTATCGCGTTGATCCCACTGCTCCTGCCATGACCGATCCGCTACCCCGTAACCGACACGGAGCAGCATCAGCGACCCAACCGCCACCAGCAGCAATGCCGCCAGTGGCCGCCAGTACGTTTTCAGAAAAGCAGCAGCGGCTATCATGCTGCCGCCAGCCCGCGTTTAATGGCGGTGGCAACATCAAGGCCAGAAAACAAAAACGCCTCAGCAGCCCGCCGGCGGGTCAGTCCGCGCATCTTCCGGCCAGCAGCGTTATCCCAGTATTTAAACTGCCGGGCTGCGGCATCGAATTCACGGGCATTCGTCAGGCGCAGCAGGCTGGATGGGTTACCATTTTTCAGCACCAGGAGACCATCTTTGACGCCCTTCTTACCTGGCCCCACGTTGAAGCAGAATGAAACCAGCGCATCGAACTGGTTCTGATTTACCACGGTGGTGATCGCGTTGCTTACCAGAGATTCAAACCGGACCAGATCGGTTTTAAGCACCGCTTCAGCCTGGGCCTGATTCCACACTGTACCCGGGCGCACATCGTAACCGGTATGCCCGTAGCCGATAGTCCATGGAGCACCGCCGGTACCCGGATCCGGATAGGCTTTGGTCTCCATACCTTCAAATTGCTTAATGATGGAAATGCAGTTATCGGAAATTCTCACGTTTCTTTCCCCGGTGAGCGATGGTGAAGAGCTGCATGACGTTGCCGCGCGTTTTCAGCACGGCGCCACACAGCAGAATTTTGATGAGGAGATCGGCGTAGTCAGTGCTGACGTGATAGCCGTAGGCGATTCGGATAGGAACGGAAGCGCAGATTACGATAATGGCGTAGGCCAGCCAGCCCCCGGCCGGTTTATGCGTTGCCGACTCGCGGCGGAACGTCACCAGCCGGACAACGATAATCCCGCATAGCAGAGCATTGAGCGCTTGAAGCAGGTCATAACTTGTCATCATCGGAGCCTCTCTTGAGAGCTGCCTGAGGATCACCCGATCGCTTATACAGACGCATCAAGAGCTTTACAGCCACAACCGACATAATCAGGGCCGATGCAGCATAGGCAGACTGAACCTCTACTGAACCGGGCGCCACGTCTGCCCATTTCGAAATGATGGCAATAATCAAAGCCGCGGCAGGACGGGAAACAATCACTCCCGCAATGAAACTGATCAGGGCCAGTATGAGACGTTTCTTGATCGGGTATTCCTGAGCAGCGGTTACGAAAATCACTGAACCCGAGAACGCGCCAAGCACCACTTCAGGCGGGACACCATAGAAAAAAGCCAACCAGGCCGACCCACTCAGGCCGCTGATAACAGCGGATGTCCCCGTTACGGATAGTGGATCAGTCATGGACACCACCTGCATAGCGCATAGCACACCTCCATCGTAGTTAATGGGGTCACTATACACAAATATGCACATGCGGGTTATTGGTAATTTTAGGCTTATTCCTAGGTTTTTTGCTGCCTAAAGCAAACCCTAATGATAAGATATTGTAAATAATGGCTCATCGGATTACATGGGCGTTGCCATGTCTTAACGGATTGCTTAAATGAGTAAAAAGATAATATTCGCGGATCAACTGCGAGTCCTGGCCTTTCTGTCTGTAGTTATCGTCCACTGGTTTGGTACTTTTTGGATTGAGCGGAAACTGGTTTCAGGTGCCATCTTTGCGCCACCGGTTTCGGCGGCAGACCCCGGCTGGTATCTGAAAATTGTCCCAACTTTCTTACCAGATTTTAACTACGGACCTTTTGGAGTGGCGGTATTCTTTCTTATCAGTGGGTTTGTAATACCTTTTTCATGCAGAGCAAAATCCGCTAAAGGCTTTCTTTTTTCTCGTGCATTACGCATTTACCCAACGTATGCGCTTTCTCTGTTGTTAACTATTTCTGCCGTTTACCTTACATCAAAATTTTTTTGGGGCGCGACACCAGATATTAACTGGAAGACAATATTAGCCAATGTCACCCTAACTCAAACTTTGGTAATGGCACCCTCAATAGATCTTGTTAACTGGACATTGGCAATTGAGATAAAGTTTTATATCGCTTGCTTTTTGCTGAGAAAATTCATCTTAAAAAATCAATTTTATCCGTTCGTTATTCTATCAGTCGCTACGTTCTTTATGAATATGAATCACCAGCATTATCCCGGAATGCTGGCTATGGACATGATGTTTTTAACGTTCATGAGCATTGGCGTTTTATTTAATTATCATTTCTTAGGCTCAATGAGCGCACCAAGAGCCTACGCTTATGGAGTTATTCAGTTATTCATATTCTGGAAAACATTACAAATAAGCCAGATAGCGCCCCAGACGCCAATAGAAATGATATGTGTGACATATGCACTTATTTTGTTTACTGGCTGCTACCTTGTAAGAGATAAGTTTAAAGATATAAAACTACTTTCTTTCCTTTCTGGAATCAGCTTTCCATTTTATGCGCTTCACTCCGTAATAGGTTACTGCATGCTAAGGATGATGGTTGAAAGAGGGGTTAATTATCTGGTTGCAACTGCTATTGCCTTCATCGGAATAATCATTTTGGCAACGTGCGTGCACCATATCATTGAAAAGCGCTCCATTGCATGGGGCAAGTGGTGCAAGTAAAAAGAAGCCCGGTAATACCGGGCTTTTTATTTAAGACTTCAGCGACGCTACGGTTCTTCGCATGAGCGCGCATTCAAGGATCCACGCTTCATCATACCTGATTCCATACCGGCTACCCGCTTCTCGTGCAGGCGCTGTTACGTTGCCATCATCATCTTTTTGCTCAACTACCGCGTCCCACTCGTCATAACAAAGAATGCCATAGGCGAAGGGATCAAGCCCTGCCTTTTCAAAAGCTGCTTTTACACGTTGCGCTATTAAGCCGAAATGAATACGCGCATCAGCCCCTTTACTCTCAACGGAATCTTTAAACTTATACATGGCGAAATTAACGTTAGACCAGGCGTCTAGTATTGCATCAGAAATATCACTGATATCTTCTTTCTCATCTTCGTCCGAGGTACTGATAGAACCAACGCTTGAGTAAATTTGCCCCCATCGGTTAGCAGGACCACCGAGCAACTGTATGCCATCCGCGACAGGCCTTAATACGCCATCCCCGGTCATTACGATGCGATCTACCCATACACCCTTATTGAATGCGGTGTATGTCCAGTCAGCTTGCTCAGTGCCAGCTGAGCCATTAGTCAGGCGCGGACCCGTTCTTGACGTACCAATCATCCGACCGCTACTCAGTACACCACCCTGTTCAAGGAAATGACCTGTGCCTACCGCAAGCGCGCGAGGATCAATGAATATTGATTGTGTCGCAAACGTTTTCTCGCCCAGAGTAGTTTTCGATTGAGACGTTGAATAATTAAATTTCCCTCTTGATACGATAGCTTCGGCTGCGGTTGTCATATTTACTGGCGTTGTGACCCCATCAAACAATGGGTTAAACACCCCGCCACCTACTGTACCATCACTATAGGCAATCCCTGTATCGCCCATAAAAGTATCATTTAAAGAGTAATACGCACCCGCAGTAACATATACTCCATAATTCACGCCATTTATTATACAGTTACTGGTTTTGATGTCAGGGTTATAAACGTTTTCACCATTTTGAGTAATATTAACGTTTATACCTGTATTGTTTGAGTTGATTATGAAGTTATTAATTCTGCTGAACCGGCAGTTTCCAGTATAGGAGACGCCCGTAGTTTGCACTGCATCTGCTCCGCCACCGTTAACTGTCACATTCCAGACCCCCTGAAAAGCAAATCCGGTGTTATAGCCATAATTGAAGCAGCAATCGAGGAAGGCGAAGTCAGCAACCTTGTTCAGCGTAAAGCCCACACCTGAGCGATTGTTCTTGCTTGCAGAAAGGCCAGACACATGAGCCGTCAGAAATGGCCAGCCATGTACGCCACGGAAACGGTCAATATCGGTCGCGTAACTGATATAAGGACCGTTTGTACAGTCGTATTTGAAGTTCTCCAGTATGCGCCGGCCGGTATCAGTAGCTGTTGGATTGGCAAAGACCGGATACTGGAAGCCGATCACCAGCATGTCACGAAGCTGGAAATCTGCCTCAACAGACGTAAACGCGGTGCCCGCAAATGCAGCGATTGCCGCCGTCGCTGTCGCATCATTAGTAACCGGTAATTTGGCCACCAGGGAGGCTGAAATAATGCTCATATTTCGGACAACTGATGAGCGCGCGAGCGTTATGGTGGCGCCAGCTGCGAGGATAAACTGGCTGCCAAAGGAGGTGTAAGTTTGCGATGCGGAATTTATAGCCTCACCAGGAGAATGCAGAGAGCCGGAGATAGTCACGTTCTGCGGCACAGTGATACTGCTGATCAGAAACCGGTCACCATTTCCGATATATACGACGCCACCTTTCACACCGAAACTGTTCAGTGCCGCCTGAACTGCAGCCGTACAGTTAGTAGCGCCAGTATTATCGATTCCAGCAGCATCTCGCAAATTAATGACGTCAGCATTTTTATCATGCTGCGTTCGGTTTGCAGATCCGGAAAATGGTTGTTTTACACCTACTAAGGCATCACCTTTTCCTGTTTCAGAACTGGCAAGATAAGGCAGCGCATTTGTGGCATCAAGAAGATCAACGACCTGAACCGTAACAGAATCATCGAGTGACTGAAGCTCGTTTGTGCGTAGTGTACTCATTGGATTAACTCTCCTTCAACGATAGTCCAGGAACTGCCCTGTCCGACAGTGACGCGCTGGCCTGGGGAAATTGTCATAGTCGGGCCGATCGACCAAGCATTCATATTTGGTGGAATTGACACGCTGTTGCTGATTCGTTGTGCGTGCCATGAGATAGGAGAAAAGGCGCTGGCCTCAAGTGGAGCGTTGCCGGTCAGCTGGCTTTGGAGGTTTGCGTCGCCATCTGCCCGCGCACGACTTTCCGCGATATCTGCGGCAATGCGCTGCTCCGCTTCATTTCTGATAAGCATGTCGACGTACGACTTGGAACCGGCTTGAAGGGCGTCTGCGTAATCCTTATTTACGGCATCCCCGCCGTTAAGAGGGGGCGCAAGATTGCTAATGCGTTGTTGAAGCGCGTCGTAAAATCTCACCAATGCGCTTGGCTTTTTTAGTGCCAAAAAATCAACTTCATGTTCAATCTGCTGAATAAGCATGGTCAGGTAATCAAATGCATTTTCATGCACTTCTGCGTAAAAGCGGCCCTGATTGCGCAGATCTGTTTCCTGAACAGCTGGAAGCACTCTATCAAGGGAAATGCTCCATCCCCCTGGGAGAGGTACTTTAAGCACAACGTTCCCGCCGTTTACCAGGCCAACGCCGGTTACTGTGTAGCCTGTCCCTTCAACCATAACCTCAATATTTCCATCAGGATCTGAGGTGGTTACAACCATGTGGCTGCTAGTGAGGATGCGAAAGCGGTAGGGAAAAACTGTTGTTATCCCATTGCCGTCATATTGTTCGTGGTTAACAACCGTTGACACTGTCATGACTGACGCCTCTGAGTTTATTGTCCATCAATTCTACTACATTTAATGCGTATGTGGATAATCAGTAATTGTAGCTTTAGACTTAAGCTTTAAAAATTTTCGGCACGGTTGCGTCCAAAAACTTGCGGAATATACTGGATATATATACAGTCTAATCAGGAGGGCGAACGCTATGAAAAATGGCAGTGAATATCATTATCCGAGCAGTGATACGTACACGGAAAAATTGTACAGCGATGAAGGAATTACGGGGCTTTCTCAGAACTCGAAAATCATACGCTTACTCGAAGAGCTTGAAAGGAAGGGAAACAGCATCGGTGGCGCAAGAGATGAGGTTAATGCCTTGTTTAACTACGTATCCGCAACAAAAAAGGTTAAGGCTGACATGATCACGCATCTCGAGTACATGAAAGCCTGCATCGAAAAAACGTGATAAGTATTACCTGCTAACTGGTTCGCCCGAATTTATTACTTTTCAGGTAACAAAAAGCCCGCATTGCGGGCTTACTGATATCTGGCACAGAACAGGACGGCAAGGAAGACAACGACAAAGCAGATAGCTGAGGCCCCCTTATCGTTGATTATTTTTCTGTTAAGCAGCCATATGATCCCGGACCAGCAGGCTATCGCAACAACGACGACAGCCACAAACCAGCCGATAATCACAGCCAGTTTCATAATAATTTCCACTACTCCCCCACGGCTTTTTCCCAATCCGGAGCGCGGCGCGGCTCGTTATCGCCAGGGTTCCACCAGCTGGTTACATCAAACTGATTTTGTGCCCTGTCCCGTACCCGGTCGTTGTAACCGGGATTAGCCATCTCCTGCAGTTGCTGCAGGATCAGATGATTCGTCACGGCTTTGGTATACCATAGGTTCGCGAATGGGGTAATCATCCTGGCGGTTTTGATAGCGTCAGCACCGAATGATGTTTCCTCACCTTGCATGGCTTTCTGGGGATTGGTGATCAGCAGTTTCATCAGGGATTCCGCCAGGCCTAAGCTCGGCCCTCCCAGCGTCGCCGCAATACTGGAACCGTACTGGGTATGATCCTGAAAAAGGAAGTCGCCATAGATGCCGAACCCGCCACCTTTCAGAGTCGCGCCCACCCACGCGCCGGGCTTTGTCATGTCGATCGGGTCATTGCCTGATAACAGTGCGTTGAGCTGATTGGCAAACATACCTGTCAGCGTGGTACCGCCGATATAGGCAGCGAGGAATTTCAGCGCCGGTACGCGGTCGAGGTTTTGCGCGCGGGTCACCATCTGCCGGAAGCCAGCAAAAGGCGTGGTTTTGAAAAGCATGAAGCTCTTATACAGTTCGCCTCCCTGATCCCTGGCATAGGTATCGATGCCGGTGGCGGTGGTGATCGCCTGGGTCATTTCCCCATGAGTGATCCCCAGCAGCTTCTGTGCAGCCTCAGCGCGCGCATTGCGTACCATACGGCTTACTGTCTGCTCAACCTCTGCGTCATACGCCTGACGAAGGTTTGTGGCGCGGCTGTCGGTCATTGCACCCAGATTAGCCAGCGCCTCGTCAGCACCGGCACGCACACGCTCAATCTGCCCCGCCAGTATCTCCCTGACTTTCTCATCGGGTACCGCGTAGATAGCGTCCGGCGTCATCCCCATGTGTCCGCCGGCGGTGAGCGGCTTCAGTTCGGCAGCGTTCATGATAGCCCAGTCTTCAGCACTCCATCCTTTAGAGGACAGCAGCGCTTTATCAGACCCTTTCAGCGCGTCCAGGGTGGTATAACGCCGGGTCAGCTCACCGATATTTTTATACATCAGCAGGCCGAACGCCGCTTTATTCGCCCGGTCCATCGCAATCAGCCCGGACCACTTCAGCGTTTTCTCAGCAAACCACCCGGTGACGCCGCGGGTCAGATCAAAGCCACCCATTTTGGCGATTACTGCTGAGTGCGCATCAACCAGCAAACCCAGCTCTGCATTAGCACGTCTGGCATCGCCGCTGAACAGGTTGCGGATTGTGGTGGCAGAGAGACGCATGCCATTACGGTCAAAGCCCAGTGCCTGCGCTGCTGCTCGCATCACGGCCTGATCCGACGTCGCTGTGATGACGCTGGAGCCGAGCATTGCAGATGTCATCAGGTTACGAAGCCCACCCACTGCCGATGAGAAAACGCTGGTGCTGTTCACACCGTTCAGCCCGGCCATAGAATCAAACATGCGCTGAACCAGCTCGCGTTCTTTATTCATCTCCGCAATCGGATGGCCGGCACCATCAACTTTCACCGCGTTCTGATAGATGCGATCGGCGATCAGCTTGAAGTTGGTGGCTGCATCAGGGCCAAATGCTTTGACCACGCCCAGGTCTCGCGATGCAGACTGCAGGTGCCCCATCATCACGCCCACCACCGGCTGCTGGGTGTATTTTTCCATGTAACCGAAATGGCTTTCTGCATCCTTAAACGCCAGCACCCTGCTCTGCGAGCCGCGGTTTTTCAGGCCACCGCTACCAGCGAAAGCACCGGGATCGAGTTTCTGAGCACCGTCCGTCGCCTTGGTTTCAAAAATGTACTCGAGCGCCTCCCGGTACTGCACATCATTCATCGGCGTGCCGTCCGGATTAACGAACTGCGAGCGATCCTGTGTATTGTAGATGTCATCCACCCAGGCGCGGCGCGCCCAGTCGCCTGGCGGCATGCGTCCTGCCAGCCTTGCCTGTGTGCGTTCTGCCAGCGGCAGCGTGGCCAGCCACTCCTCACGGCCGGCGGCCCTCACCAGATCAGCGTCATCAACATAGGGAAGGTGCCAGTCATCGCGCAGGCCAATATCAAAGCCGCTGTCGTTCATCTCCTGGCGGGCGCGCGATGTTACGTCTGACCAGATGCTGGCGATCTTCTTTGCAGCCGGATTGCCGGTGTCTTCACCGTAAATTTCCTTTAGCAGCTGCAACTGGGATGATTTGCCCACCCGCTGATCAAACATATTACGAAAGCGCTGCTCACCCAGTGCCTGAGCCTGCTCGAAAAACTTCTGAACATCCCCGCCCGCAGCCGTCATCTCAGCACTGAGCTGGCGTGACCAGTCCTGAAAAGCGCCTGTCGCCAGTTCCTCCGCTGATACCACGTCAATTTCTTTGCCATCGGCAACGCGCCGGCCAGAGAAAATGAACTGAGACAGATTCTTTGGCGTCTGTTCTGATGCCGGTACGTTTCGATTAAGCGTCTCTGTGACGTTATTAATGGCGATCGCATTCTGAGCCAACCGCTGGCGCTTCTTAAAAACGTCATGGACTACCCGGCGCGCCGCAAGGTCCGCGGCCTGCTTATAGGTATCTGCATCAGGGAATCCGCTTTTACCGTCTCTGGCATTCATGCGCGACACCTGGCGCACGGAGTCGCGGATCAGGTCTTCAATATTTTTCAGTTCGGACGCCAGCGGCTGGCGGCCCAGCGTCTGGGTGATGGCATCAACACAGGCTTGTTTCATTATGGATTCCTCAGAAAGCAGGTTGCGGCCACGTTATAAACTTTCGATTCTTTCTGCACGGTGGCAATTTGATTATCAAGATCCGCCAGCGCCTGCGCCAGGCTTACAGGCTCTCCTGTATCAGGGTGCGCAATCATGATGTCTGGATTAGCCTGTGACATGTCACGCGCTGCCATCAGGTCATAGCTGTTTGAGGATATCGACTCGCCAGAAACCGGGTCGGTGCTGATTTGTTCAGGCGCGGACGTTTCCGCTGATCGGCCGCCTGCAAAAGCACTGCCCTCCCGGACCGGAGGAATAGACGGTTCAGCGGACTGTGGAACGGTTTCGGCTATGCCGTTTTCCCGGTACGCCTCACTGATTGTTGCGCGCTGAGCCTCACCAGTCGCAATCGCATCAGGCCGTGCAATGCCGTCCAGGCCCCGGATCTGCGCCGACACATTTACCGGCTCACCTGACATCAGCTGCCGTGACGCCTGGTCCATCGCGGCAACATGGCTATTGAGGCTTTCATTGCCGGAGTGAACAACAGGTGACGACTCCAGATCGTAATAAAGCCCCTCGTTCATGACGTGCGCCGCATCCACATCGCTCGGCTTGATCTGCGCCTCTGGCACCAGTCCGCGCATGCTATCGGGGATCAAACCCTGCTCAATGCGTGAAAGGTCCGACCGTGCCTCATAGAACCGGCCGCCGGGGCTGCTGTCTGCCAGCGTGGCGCCGCGCTGGTCTATCTGCTCTTTCAGTAAGCCCAGTTGCATATCCAACTCGCCCACCTGGGCGGTGCGTTGCGCCCGCGCCTGTGACAGCGCCTTACCGCTGCCGCTTAATGGCGTGTCCTTTAATTCCTGCAGCTGCGTAGTAGCCTGGTCGTATTTGAATTGCAGGTCATGCACCTCCTGAGCGATCGCCTTTCGGTCACCCCGGCTGACAACCTGACCGGCTAATTCCTGCAGTTCCGCGACGCGGGATTCATAGGTGGCCGCTGCCGGTTCACCCTGTGCCAGCACATCACCCTGAACAGGTGCATCTGCAGTTACGGTTGGTGCCGGGTTGGCCGGTAAATCTGCTTCTGCTGTCGGACCTGCAGCAGGTTCCGCCGCAACGGGCGCCGGGTCAGCCAGCGGAGTATCAGCACGCTGCGCCGTCAGATGATGCACACCGCCGAACGCTGCACCGAGGACCCCATCCACTAGCAGCGCCTGCTTATCCCATACCCGATACTGCTTCGCCAGGTCGTCATAGCCGTTTTCTTCCAGTGTCTCGCCAAGTGCAAAGCGGTTAGCCGCACCAAAGCCGGTGTTGATCCCTACACCTGACAGCAGCCGTGTTGCCAGTCTTCCGCCGACGCCTGCAGGCAATGCCATGCCCAGGGCATTCGCACCTGCCTGCTCCAGCGCAAGGGTACCGGCGGTTTCTTCGTTGACGCCTTTTGCCAGAAAGTCCTGCCGGGTTGGCTCGTAACTGCTGCCGAACGCCACGGCACCACCAGCAACCGGGCCAGCAACTGCTGTGGCGGCGATAGCCGGGGCAAACGTCCCGAGACCTTCCAGAATTTCAGCAGCCATACCCTGACTGTTTGGTGCAGGTTTAACGGCGTTTCGCGCGTCGTTCAGTGATTTCTGTAAGGCGTTAAAATTCTGGTCAACCACCTCATCCAGTTCAGGCAGATCGCCGCGCAAGGCGCTATAGGTTGGCGATAGCTTTGCCATCTCAACGCCTGTCTGCAGCAGCCCGATCGTACCTTCAGCAGCACCACGAAACAGTGCCGATCCGCTGCCGGCGTACCAGCGAGGATCATAATCATCAGGCTGTGCCTGCTTGTTTGCGGCCTGATCATCAGCCCATGCCTGACCTTCAGGGGCCAGTGAAAATAAGTCAGACATTACTGAACCCTCACTGTAATTGGTGCGCCGGTTTTAGGATCTGTCGCCCAGCGCCCGCTGCCGGTCACAAGCCGGTACTGGCTGTCACCCACATTGACCGGCACAAAGTTAGACTGGCTGGCCGGGTTCAGGCCGGCGGCTTTAAGCGCATCACCGGCGGCGGCGGTGTACCGGTCCTTAAAGGTGGATTTATCCATGCCGAAAGGCATTACAACGTCACCGCCGTTGAACCCTTTAACGACACCGCCTGTTGCCATCTGGATAGCCTTCTCAGCAATATCACTGTCAACGGCTTTTGTGTTGACGCCATCTCCATCGCCGCTGGTATACGCCAGACCGGCATAGGCGGACTTATAGATTGACCATGCCATCTGACGCGCCTGCGGGTTATGAGAAAAGGCGCTGCCGACTTCATCATCAAAGGTCTGTTTCAGCTTCTCATCTGCAGGGAGTTTTACCGCGCTGATCCCTGCATCCTTCTGCGCCTTGGTCGGATTGATAAGCTGATCACCCTGCAGAATGGTTTTGGCGACTTCATATTTATTCATCGTCGGCTTATAGGCCACGAACTGGCTGTACGGGATCGACGATGAGCGGTTGTCATACTGATTGTCGGCAGTGCCAAGAATAAGTGCTGAATAGGCCGTCGCGGCGCTGTCTGGTGCAATGGAAGCTGCCACGCTGCGCAACGCCTGAGGCTGCAGGCTACGACCAAATGACTGCAGCAGGCTGATTGACTGGTTCACATCTGTGGTGCCGCGCACGCGCTCGCTGATTGAGGCCGCTTCCTCTTTCGACAGAATAGGCGCGTTTATGCCGAGCGATTTAAGCTGATCAGTCGCTGCGGTGCGGTTCTTTATCTCATTGGTGATATCGGCCGGATTGTTGCTGGCGATCGGCTTGTAAACGCCCATATCCATAGCTGCCTGGTAGGGGTTTGACTCCCTGAGGCTAATCACCTGTTTCGCTGCTGCCTCGACATGATCAAAGGCATCGGCGCGGCCGGCAAACCCTTCACCGGTTCCCAACTGTGTTTTAAGGTCAGCGACGTAGCTGGTGATGCTGCTGCTTGGCATATTGCGGAAAGACCCGATGTACTGACCGGCCACACGCTGATTTTCCAGGTCGGCAAAGCGCTGATTCCCCTCCCGGTAGCCATAGGCTGAAATCAGTTGCGCCTGGCTCGGAGGATTTGGGTACTCAACACCTTTGAGGTATGACGCTTTGGCATCGCTGATCACATCGGTGAGCTGAGCCTTGAGCTGCGTGCGTGCCTCGTTCTGAAGCGATTTGGCCTGGCGAAGGTATGACGCCTGAGCCTGCGTGCTGGCCGCATCGAAAGCCGCGTTACCGGTGTAGCGTTTTGGACTTTCCAGTGACGTCAGGCCCAGCGCCGCGCGAAGCCCGGTATCCAGCTGACCATCGCTGTAGGGAATGCTGCCGTTCTCATGCTTTACAATCCCGGCACTGAGCTTTTTCAGCACATTCAGGTCACTAAGGTTCAGCTGATCATCTGGTTTAACGCTGAGCTGTTCACACAGCGCCTTCACATAGGCCGTGGTGTTGTTGCCGTCTGATGCTGGCGCCCAGCGGTTGACGATCTCATTAACCGTGTCAAAGCCCTTATCGCCATAAGCCAGCAGGTTTTTACCAAGTGCGCGGATCCCGTGTTCAGGCGTGACGAATTTAGCAAACCGGCCATCACTGCCCGTCTGCCCTTCCCAGTTATTCTGGCCCGCTTCAATGTTTCCAGGGTTGTTGTTGCGCAGACCGCGCGCGTCTCCGGTACTGCCGCTTACCCGCACGGCACCATCATAGTCGCCCGGTTCGCCATTCGCGGCGATGAAGTCCATATAGTTCTGGTTGGCTGCCGCCGACAGCGCGCCATCAGCTGATCGCTCTTTCAGCTGATTTTTGGCGTTCGCTCTCTCCTCATCACTCCAGCCATGCGCATCTGCAAACTGGTCAATGGCGGTAAAACCCTGCTTAACGGTGGATGTAAACGCCTGCGGGTCGTTGTACTGCCCCTGAGCGGCAGTGACCGTTGATTCCTGAAGCGCTTTAAACTGCCCTTCCTCATACTGGCGGACCTGCCCGATCTCATAGGTGTTGGCCTGCCGCTTATACTGCATGCCCGCCTGGTTAACCTGCTGCATAAACTCGCGCCGCATGCTTTCCGGCACCTGTTGTGCAAGCTCATCCGCTTTACCACGCAGGCTGCTCAGCACGGCCTCAGACTGGCCGACAGCATTTTTACCCTGTTTCGTGTAAAGCCCGGTGTCAGTATTGTTGAACTGATCATCGGCAAAGGACTGGAACTGAAGCACTGCATCCTGCGTCTGCGCAACGTTAGCCTTATGCTGCTCCTGAGCAAAGATGCCAGCAATGCGACTGCCTACCTCACCCAGCCCGGCACCGAACGTATCGGGGGTGGTCTGAACGCTGACCTGTGGCGCTGGCAGTCCCTGGTCAACTGTCTGGCGAGAATTGTACGTTGGTACCGTTGGCATGGTGATCAGTCCTTAAAATGTGAAGCTGTTGCTGCCATATGACGAATTTTTCAGGGAACCAAACATGTTCCCTGAGTTGCCTGCGCTGCTGGCGCTGGATGCGGTAAGTGACGAACCGGCTAGAGAGCTGTAAGCACCATAGGCGCCCAGCGCGCCATTGAGCAAAGTCAGACCTGCCTGTTGGTTTCCGAATGCGGTCGTCGCCTGTGCCTGAGAACGGTTACCGGCGGCCTGCGCCTGAAGTCCATACGCCTGGCGCTGTGCGTTGTTCACTGTAGTCAGCGCGTCCAGTTCGCCCATCTGCGCTGTATCACCGAAAATATCAACCGCAGTACCGCCACCAAGATCAACGCCGCTGGCCGCCAGCGTCGCCGCCTGCGTTCCGGCCAGTTGCTTGGCGCGCTGCCGCGCCTGCGCCGCCTGAGCATTACCGGCATTCACTGCAGCGTCGGCTGATTTCTCCTGCACATCGGCGTTATAGTTCGCCAGCTTCGACTGGTATTTAGAGTTCTGTCGCTGGCTATATGCAGACGCGGCCGCCGCCGCCAGCATTGCCACACCTACCGCTACGGGTCCGCACATTATTTTTTCTCCATGGTGAAACGATGAAACAGTACGCCGTTTGGACCGGCCGGGACCGGGTCGTAAAGCCGGAATCCCATCCAGTGAAGCCACTGCTTAGCGGCAACGTTACGGGCATCTACATAATTCTCAAGACGGGGAAAGGTCTCAAGGATTCCAGCGAGTAATGGCCTGCTATGACTAATAAAAGCGCGTGAGTATTTATCGAGGCGATCCGAGGCAACCAGCCACGGCGTGCCGTAGCCGGTCAGTATGCTCGCTGGTGTAACGCCAAACAGCGTCACGACTTCGCCGTCAGCAATGCCCGCCCAGCAAAATGATGAATGCTCTAACCCATAGTCGAGCACCTGATCGGGCGTCATTCCCCAGCCGGATTCGAACTCATCTATATCTGCCTGGCGGACATGTGGCAGCAATTCAGAGGCATGATCCCGTGTTGCCGGTACAACCTGAACGATTGGCATCAGCGGCCTCCCACGGTGATTGATGGAATTGCGGCGAGGATTGAGAGAGGAAGCGGGTCGCTCTGTTTGACGTAGATACGCCCGCCCTTACTCCAGTTGGCATCAATATTGATATCGATGGTGCCGGTGGCATCCTCAACCGGCCTATCGTAAAACTCATATTCACGCTGAGGATACTCATACATGTTTTTTCCATCGGTACCGGCGAAAACCCCGCGGCTGGCATTAACCAGCAGACTGACCTGCGGGATGATCATTTTCTTATCGAGCAGCGTTTCCTGATTGGCAATATTGATGTCCAGTGTTTCAAATTCAGCAGTGATCGGCAGCCCGACGTGGACGACAGCGCCGGGTGTATCAAGCTTGATGGAGCCACCGGAAACAGTTTTTTGTGTCTCGACGTTTGCATCAGCCAGAATGCTTACCGTTTTACCCTCGAGGTGTTGCAGACCAGAAAAGGCTTTACGTGCGAAGCGCCAGTCAGCAGTGGCAGAAGAACGCAGAATTTCTGGGATATCACGACTTGCCTGTGCTGTTATCTGATTACCATTATTGAATTCAATGATGGTCAGCCGGATTGTTTTATCGATAACTTCTCCGTCTTCGCTTTCGGCATAAGGAAAATGGATTTCGTCACCAACATTTGATGCGGTGAAATACGCCGAGCCTGAAACAGAAGCGGTGAATGGCCCACCCCAACCCCAATTGCCGCTGGCGCTGGCTATCGTCATCAGCCTGGATGGATCAGTATTTCTGCCGTCATAGCTCAGTCCGCAGTCAACGAAAAATGCGTCAACATCATCAGTAAACTGGCGTGATGACAGCCGTTCAATGTAGCGCTTAACCTGCCCGTTCACTGTACGTTGGACGCTGAAATACACGCCGTCCTCCGTACCTTCACTGATGCTGCAGGTGGACTCAAACTTGCCATCACTCGGCTGTGGTGACCATGCGAAAACCTGCTGATCGCGCAGATATGTTAGCGTCAGCAGCATGCCATCATTGCGGATCGCCCAGGCCGCCGAATACGGGACCACGGTAAATGACCAGTCCACCAGATGATAGCCCTGGAAAAGATGGTTAGCCAGCACGGTCAGATCGCTTCCCTGGTATCCATCAACGTCGAATGAGTAGGCCAAGTCGCGCACAACGCTGCCCTTTTCCTGAATGAACAGGGCGATATTGCTCACCGTGATCGGAGGTGTGGAACTGGCACCATCTGAACCCTGGGAGCTGAACGAGAATGAACTTGGTGTGAGTACGTTATTCTGGTCGCCCTTAATCTGGAACTGACCGCCGGACGTAAGCGCGACCAGCGAACCAACATCAATAAGGTGCCGGATTTCGTTCACCTGGCGTCCGGCGTAGGTGTAGGTGATACGGTCATCGTCCGCAATAGGTGAGCTTTTCCCGAAGTCCTTATAATCACCTGACCGGCTAGCCCAGATGGTTTGCGGGTAAGCAGTGGAGGCGGCAAAGAACAGGCGCTGCTGATAATAAACGACCGTGCCCGGGTATCCGTTCACGCTGTTCCAGGCGTATCGCGCCCACTTGTAGGAAGACTTGCCGCTCCCCACCACATTCGACGGAATCCGTGACAGCACGGTAGCATTAGCAGTAAGCCCGTTCGCAGCTACAGCGGTGATACGGCATAACCCATTACCTGAGTGGAGATATTCCCACTGCACCCCAGTATCGTCATCGCCGTCACCTCCCCAGCCATCCCACGCCATCCCCTCAGTGTGTGATGGCCGCAGCGTACCCGTCTTGCCCGCTGTATTTGCCCGGTAGTAATTGCTGTCGGCGCGACGGATCAGGCCAACGGTGACAGTTTTACTGGTTTCCCAAACGGATACTGAATCTGTAGATGGCTGCTCAAGATAGAAAAGCTTACCCACCTGCTCAGGTGTAAATATCGCTGCGCTTGCCGTCAGGGTGATATCGCCGGTCTCACCGCTGGCATAGACCGTTTTGGTCTCATCAACGTTGATGTCTTCGAAGGGTCCGTTTTTAGTTACCACCTCCACCAGTGCCCAGTTGTCATGGGCATAACGCTGCAGTTCGCGAGGTGCATAGTTTTTATGGCAGATGGTCATCACGTCAGCTGACTGCGTGAACTTCAGATCAAACAAATCTGCTTCAGCGTACGGCGTGGCAATTTCATAGACCGCGTTACCGCTTGTCAGGACCTGGCCGCCATCTTTAAATACGCGCATATATCCGTGGCCGAACTCCAGTGCATAGGTTTGCACTGTAGAAAACTGGAACGGAATTAACCGGCATTTGCGGCCTGGATATTTGGCTTCTGCAATAAAGCGAGTACCTGGACGGTTCTCGATGCCGCCATACTGGCGAACGATGAAATTACGGCATCGCCGCAGCGCCACGGCGTATTTTGCCAGGTCAACTCGGCCATAAACGTTTGGTGCAATTTCGCCGCCTGCGAATGACGGCTGTATCAGACTGTTAGGCATCAGCTAAGCCTCGCGCTGGTAAATTCACTCAATGGCTCAACCGGCTCCTGGCTTTCATTCAAGGAGTGCGAACCGGCGCTGCGGATGATCTGTGAGTACATGGTCAGGCAGTTCTGCACCAGGTTAGGCGCAGACGCCAGCGGCATGCCGATTTCACTGGCCAGCTTCCACGACAGCGCGCTACGGAAAAGCGGGTCAAACATATTTGGGTCGGTAATATCGCTGACATAGCGCAACCAGGCTTCCTGCTGATCGGTATAAATAAGGCGGCCGGTGCCATCATTGTCAGAACCTACCTGATACTCGATGCGGAAACGTTCCGGAGGGTTACGCATGCCTGGCACCATGATGTCCACAATGCGCTGACAATCGGTCGGGTAGCGGTACGCATACTGCCAGTCATTTGGCGCGCTGCCGGTATCAGCCAGCGCGACGCGCTTGATGGCAAAGTTCCAGTCGAAGTCTGCGAGCACCTCGAGGCGGGCAGACTCATAATGCAGGTCGCATAACCCGGCCTCTTTGCTTTTTTCACTGAGGCTGTTGATAGTCCGGCTATTGCCGAGGCGGCTCAGCGCGATGTTGCAGATTTCGATAATGGAAGCCATCAGTCATCCTCCGGTCCATAAAGGGTTGCAGCTGCGGTTTTTGGTGGCGTGGCGTCAGATGCCTCCATGCCAAAATCAGTGATCTGCAGGTCGATATGGCTGTGAGATTCCCCGCCTTCTGATTCCCGCGTGCTGACGCCGACGATTTTAGCCATGCCACCGATCGCCATCATGTCGCCCACTTTTGGCAGTTCGGCACCCAGTTTTTTGAGCGCATCGCCATTCAGCGAGATACGCAGGCCCCACGGGTATTCGTCGCGGGTTTCAACGGCGCCGTTCTCACCTTCAACAGACTCGGTACCGGTTTTCATATTGACGACTTTCATTTATCGCTCCTGAAAAAAGGGGGCCAACCGGCCCCCTGTTCATCGCCGGTCAGAGACCGAGTTCTTTGCGCTTCTCTGCGATCTTCTCGCGGAGCGTGTCCGACTTCATCGCCGGGTGCGGTTTCTTCTGGAAGAGTTGCTCGTACTGCTCCTGAAGCTCTGCCAGATTTTCATCACCTTCACTGTTTCCGCCATCGCCGCCTTCAGAACCGGGCTGGTTACCGTCTCCGCCAGGTGCCGGTGGGTTTTCGACTCCGTTTGGCGTGATGGCTTCAACGGCTTTACCCTTACGCTCTGCCTTCGCTTTTGCAGCCTTAGCTGCGTCATTCATCGGCTCCAGTGCAGTGCCAGGAATGCCGTCATACTCAACTTCTGTGCCTGCTTCCCACAGCTGGTTATGGATGTGGGAGAGGCGCAGAACGCGGTACGTTGCTTTTTGCTCTGACATTTACGCGCCCCTTAACCAGTGATGCGTGAACGGATCGGATACGGCGAGTTGTTATCCACATCCAGATTGATACCAGCAGTGAACGCGCCAGCGGTGAGCGGGCCGGTGCCGACAACGTAGTTAACGCGCAGATAGCGCTGTACGCCCTGCGGTACCTTCTGTGACCAGACGCGCTTACCAGAGGTCAGCGCACTCAATGCAAGATCACTGGTTGATGCCAGCGTGGTCCAGGTGCTGTTATCAGGGCTGGTCTGCAACTGGATGTTTACCGTTGCAGCGCCAGCGGCGGCTGCGGTGGTATTCACGTTCACGAACAGTTCCAGCGGATATCCCACGCCAATATCACGGCGGGTGCCGTCGATCGGCCCGAGGTCAATCACATCAGTTGAAGCAGCAGACGCGGTAACCGCCTGGGCTTCGGAGAACATCAACAGTTTGTCGAGGATCATGATTCTCTCTCCATTTAGCGGGGCGTCATTGCCCCGCTGAGTTAGTCAGGGGTTAGACGACGCGCGCTTCTGTTTCGAGAATCGCATCAACTTCACGGATCGGAATGCCACGGAACGCAGTCCACCAATCGCCTTCGGTCTCTTTAACGGAAATGGCGAGAGACGCCTTATCCAGAGACTGCAGGTCAAGCGCCTGACCAATGGTGCGGTTCATGTAGAACACCGGTTTGCCCATGCCACGGTTAGGAATGCGGTGCAGCGCTTTGATCATCAGGCTGACGATGTTGGCAGCAGAGCCAGGTACTGACAGATCACTGACGTCGATATTCGCGATGCGCACCACATAGCGCCAGTCACGCAGGGTCAGGCCGTTGTCCCACTTATAGTGAGAGCGATAACCCTGGTATTTGCCGCCATTGGCATCCTGGAGCGTTTGCTCGCCCAGATCCTGATGCTGCAGCCCCGCCTTCTGGCCTTTGGGGAAGATGCCGTGAACGGTGTTTTCACCCCAGACCACCAGCCAGATTGAGGTGTTGTCAGTACCGGTGCCGCCAGCATCGATGATGTTCTGGCCGTTGCCAGCGGTTTTGCTGGAATAGCGAGAAGACAGGCCCATGAACTGCTGAGGGTTAACGCTGGTGTCGCCGTAAAACAGCGTCTGCGCCATCTGCTGATTCATCGCTTCAATGAACGCGCGATCTTCAGAAAGACGGAATTCAGACGTGTTTCCGTTCAGGTCAGCCAGAGATTTATCGACCTCTGCATAAGCTTCCAGCATGCCGGCAGAGTCGGTGATCTGCACGGTAGTCGATTTGCTCGGCTGCACACCGTAGTTGAGCAAACGCCAGGTAGCCGTTGGCAAACCTGAGCGCACGGTGGTGCGGTGGCCGGTTGGAAGGTTACCTTCAACAAAAGGCATGTCTTCCAGAATCGGGTTGGTCTGGCCGAGAAGCTCAATAATTTTGTCGATCTTCCCGTTTGGATCTACGCGCTTACCCCAGTCAGCCAGCGTCAGCGCAGTTAAGCCTTTAACAGCCATAATTTATATCCTCAGTTTTTGCCATACAGAACATCGGCCGCCGAACGCTGGCCTTTCTCATTTGACGTGACCAGGTTGTCTTCCGACATGGCCGCGCCCACTTTTACAAACACGCGAATCAACTCGGGATGATTGCCCATGCCGGTTGATTCCAGAAACTCACGCAGCTGAGGCGTGGCGAATTTATCCATCGCCTGCTTAGCCCGCGTCAGGTTCCCAGCAAACTTGTCGCCGCCGATCTCGGCGTCTTCTTTCGCCGCGGTGCCCCAGTCGGCCACCTGCTTCTGCCAGGTTTCAGCCTGCTGCTTCATCAGCTGCGGCATGACCTTAGTGCCGTACAGGTCAACCAACTTCTGCGCCTGCTCCTGCGACAGGTTCAGTTCACGGGCGATCGGCTCGAACTGTGAGACGGCTTCTTTATCGAGTTCGCCACCCTCTGGCGCTTTGAACTCATAGGCTTCCGGCGCGCCTTCGGGCTTCTTGTCACCCTCTTTATCGCCGTCTTTTTTGTCGCCAGTTTTTTCCGCCTCAGGCTTGTCGCCCTCTGCCTCTGGCTTTTTATCTGCGCTTTCGCCTTCTGGTTTGGCTGCGCCATCCTGCTGGGCAGTTGGTGTGCCATCCTGCTCTGCAGGTGAAGATTCAGTGCCGGTGGTAGCAGCTGGTGCGCCAGCATCACCGCCTGCGGCCGGTGCTTCAGCGGCTGATGCCTCTGACTGATAGCGCGGGTGAAACAGCAATTTGAATAAGGAGTTCATAGAGCCTCGTTATGCGGTAGTTGGTTGTCCTGGTCTTCGCTGGCTTCATTCGCCATGGTCAGATAGAGATCCGGGCAGTGCGTCATCACCTCGTTGAACAGGCGAAGGCCTTCACTACGCCGTCCCTCATTAAAATTGGTGGCAGCGTTATCACCGGTGAAAGACAGTGAGAACACGCCCGCTTTACTGAGTAGCAGCCAGATCAGGCGGCGGCCCTGCACTGATGACATGACGTGCTTCAGGTCGTCGCGCTGGCGTTCTGAAGCCAGCTTCTGCTTCTGCTCTGCGTCTTTCAGGCGCAGCTCATCATCAAAATCGGTCATTGCTGCATGCCTCCTGCAATGGCGCTGAGCGCGTTAGGCCCTTCCAGATTTGCCTGGCTGAGGTCTTTGGCACCGGCCACTGCGGCCTGGGCCATCTGCATCTGTTGCTGCTGCTGGATCTGCTCAGCACGCGCCTGGCGGATTTTCTGAACCTCCTCATCAGGCACGATGACAGACGGCGAAACGCCGATAGAGTCGCCGTAGTTATCAATGATTTTGTCCACGTTGATCTTGTCGAGCGCTTCAGGTTTAGCCTGCGCCATACCGCCGACAAAGCCCACGAAGCGCTCCATACTGTTGACGCCGATCGACTTCTGCGCCTGAGCCATGACAGAGATATATTCTATGCGCAGCGCTGTACCCTGCAGAACCTCCGGCGCCGGCGGCAGCATGCCTTTGCGCTGCATGATGGCAAACGCACGGTCAATCAGCGGATCAAGGAACTCATCGTTGAGGCGTTCCAGCACCGGCCCGAGCATCAGCAGTTTCTCTTCGCGCAGCTCGTTCACCGCTTCAACCGGCATGCTGCGGGTGTTGATGTTCTGGAGCATCAGGAACAGGTCAACGAAGTAGGAGCTGCGGATAATCTCGCGCGTGTCCTGGATGTCGTTCAGCAGATCAGCCGTGTTCGGGTTGACGGCGTAAAGCGGCCTCAGACCGTCCTGCCCGGTAATCTGGTCTACATAAGTGACGGCACCAGGCAACTGGGAAATTCGCTGGCTCTTAAGTGACGATGGCCCTACCAGCGGCGGGTTGGTCGCCTTATCGATCAGCTGGCTCTTGCGCTTCTGCTCGAGCTGCAGCGCTTTAACCTGGCCCAGCGCGGTCATGCCAGGGCAGTTGCTACCGTACGCGTCTTCGCCATTCACTTCCCAGCGTGGCGCCAGGATCGGAAACTCATCGAAACCGGATTCACGCAGCACCTTGTCATCGCCGCCTTTCTCGAAATAAACCGATTTGTAGCGCTTGTTTTTGGCGTCAATCTTGCCGGTCTGGCGGTTCAGGTTCGGATAAACAGCGTGAATGACGTCATGCCAGGCTTCCGTGTTCTGGGTAGCCCACTGGCCTTTGACCGTATCGCTCACATTGTCCAGGCCGAACTGCTCCACCAGCTGGCGGGTAGTCATGCGGAATTCACGGTAAACAGTGTCCACACTCAGACGAGCGCTGTTCGATACGTAGTAGCTTCCGATCGGGAATGGGTAGGTGCGGATAATGTCTTCATCGTCTTCCAGTACGGCCATCGCGGCGGTGCCGTAGGTACCCAACTGTGCATAGACGATTGGCAGCGACTGATAGAGGTTCGATTTGTTGAACACCTCATTCATGCGGCGCTGCACATCTTCCAGCCAGACCTTCACCGGACCGTAATCTTTCATCGCCGGATCTGACACCGACAACGTGAACCACGGGCGGGCCGGGCTGGTAATGCCCGACATCATCCCGCTCGCAAGCGTACGCTCTGCCAGGGTGCAGGTCGGATCGACAATGTTGGTGTTACGGCGGTTATTCCGGTTGGCATCGGAAACGAGGAAACGACTGGAACGCGGGCTGATGTAATCAGACAGATCGATCCAGTGTGAATCAAACGTGGTCCGCTCATCTTTGAGGAGGCCAAGTTGTTTGTTTAATCGCTGCTTCAGCGTTTCTTCAGCCATGATCGCCCCGAGATATGTTACTGGCCCAGCAGCGTTTTATTGCTGGTATTGGCTTGTGAGGTGTCGCCCTGTGAACCGGTCAGCAGGGTTGAAGCACGGCCGGCAGCGGCACGGCGGCGGCGTTCTTCATCGTCACGCGCGTTAATAACGGCATCATCCTGGGCCTGTGGAGCAGCCTGAACTTCTGGGGCTGACGGTACGGAAGGTTTTGAACCCATGCACATGGTTGTAACTCCTTTGCATAATTACCAAAATTAAACCATATACGCATTATTTTGACCACTAATAAGCAAACCATTTGACAATAGTTACCATAATGGTAATAGTTAGGCCGTGGAGAGAGCTGACATCGACTCACAGTCCGGAGTACCGCAGCAGCATATTGGACTTAAAAGTAAAGGCGGTGGATAAGCCGGGCATCATCCCGGCACCAGATTGAAGGATGCTTATGGAGCCGCGACAAAGTGTGGCGCACTCAGGTGCTAAGTATCCTTCCATGTGGTGAATGCGGCTAGCGCACGCGGAAGACTGACAAAGATTGCACACAGTCTAAGAGTTTCCGCTTTGGTTTCTGTCAGTCTGACCAGAGCACCGGGAGGCACCCGGCACCACACGTATCAGGCGAGAGCATTTGGCGGGCGTTCAGGCGCGCCAAAGAGGCGCTAAGTGCTCTCACCTGATGTGCCGTAATACCGTTATCCGTGTTGCTGTGTTTCTTAGCCCGCCCCGTGCGGGCATTTTTTTATCTGGAGATAATCATGTCAGACAAAGATATTGAGCAGCAGATCCATGAAGTTGCACCCAAAAATGTCTTAGCGAGAGACATCGATCGCATTATCAAAGTCGAGCAATTCAAGCTTTCTGAACTCACCTTGATTAAAAACCATCTAAAAGATGGTGGAAAATTAAATGTCGGGGCCGGATGTTCAAGTATTATTGAGATCGAACCCACACCCGCCATCATCGATAGCATTCAAAAAGCGATTGATGATAAGCAAGCTGAATTAAAACTGCTGAATGAGGCATCATTAGCAGCTCAACAGGCCATCAATAGCGTAATGCTGGTAAATAACATATCTTCTTAATATCGTGACATGTCACACTTGCCCGCCACTGAGCGGGCTTTTTTATCCCTGTTCGGGGATGAGCGCAACGCTATCCCCTGCAGCGGTTAGGCGTATGGATCATACTCAGTTTCGCTGCGACCCTGCTCATTACTGCCGACATAATTCAGCTTCTTAACTACCGGGAAGGCGAACGTCAGAGCCAGTGCGTCAGCATCGTTGGGTGATTTACCCAGGCGCTCTTTGATACTCACTTTGTCTTCCAGCACAATGCGGCTGTCCCTTAGCCGCACTTTGTACTCTGCCGCCGATAACTCCTCCGCCACCTGCTGGCTGTCCAGCTGCCCGCCATCCTTCAGCCAGGTCTTAACGGCGTTGTACATCTCGCCGCGCTTGTTCGCCATCTGCGGATCGGTTGAGCCACCGCCGAACTGTATCAGCTGCCAGTTGCGCCCCCAGTTATCGCCAACAGACTTCAGGCCGGTGCCATAGCCATAGTCGATGAACACGGCATCCGCGCGGTACTCATCCTCAAACTGCGCGATGGTTTTGGCAAACAGCACGTCATCAGTGGTGCGCTGGTACTCGCCCAGCTTTTTGGTGTGCAGCCCCTGCCGCAGGTAGATAACCGCCGGGTCACCGCCCTGGTGCGCCGGGTCAACGCCTATGACTGTCGCAGCGTGCGCCACCTGACCGGGAGTGATCACCCTGCCAACTGCTGCGTCGGTCAGGCCGGTTGGGATGAACTGCGCCTCTGAAGCTGATGGAAACAGGCCGCGCACACGGACCTTCACAAAGTCGCTGTCTTCGCCGTAGTCGTCCACCCATTTCTGGATCTGCTCTTTGTTCGTGCCCTCAACGGTGCGGCTGTCGATCTGCGCTGTCTTCCAGCGGTGGCGCAATTTGCGGAAACACTCCCTGAACCGGCCGGTGTTACGCGTCGGGTTACCGAACGCCACCCAGATGATTTCTGTGTTCTCATCGGTCAACGCACCCTCAGCAACTTCCCACACCAGATCGGCGATGTTCGATGCTTCGTCGAATATCAGGATGATGCGCTTGCGCTCGTTGTGCAGGCCGGCGAATGCCTCGGTGTTGTTCTCAGACCAGGGGATTGCGTCAGCGCGCCACGATTTGGCGTGCGATGGGTCATTGCTGTAAATGGCGGTAGCGGTGCAGGTGAACCAGTCCTGTGTGATGCTCAGGCGCTGCCATTTGGCTATCTCGGGCCATGTCTTTGTACGCAGCTGGTTTTCGGTGTTGGCGGTGACCACCACCTTGCAATCCTCGCAGGTGTCCATGCCCCACTTCACCAGCATTGAGATGAAGGCCGATTTGCCGATCCCGTGGCCGGATGCTCTTCCAATCATCAGTGGCTGGTGCCGTGTCGCCGGGTTCTGCAGGTGTGCGCCGATATGTTTAAACGCATCCTCCTGCCATTTGCGCGGCCCTTTAGAGTAAGCCAGGTCGGTCCCCTCTTCACCCCATGGGAAGGCATACAGCGCATAGCCGAACGGGTCGTGCGTGAACGCCGCGATGTCTTCGACCAGCTGCGCTTCGAGGGCGGCGGCGGCATTACTCATTGGCGTCACCCTGCGCTGCCCGCTTACGCGCTGCTGCTAAGCGTTCTGCCAGGCTGAAATTCACATCGACTTCGACCTTATCTCGGAATGCCGAAACGTCCACGTGGCGTCCTATCAGCTCCAGAATTTTCACTTTATCCAGCAGTTTAACCTTTTTCAGCACCGCGGCACCTTCATCCATCTCCATGACATCGAAGCCAGAAACTGACTTGCGCCAGACCGCTGGCCACTGCTTGATAGGCTTGATGTTGCCGTTTTCGTCCAGGATGTCGCCCACGTCAGCCTCTATCATTTCTGATAATTTCAGCAGCACGGTATCAGCATCAATCTTTGTCCGGCGGCTGCGCGCCTGGCGAAGATGTGCGATGCGTTCCTGAATGCGAGGATCCGCCATCAGGCGACTTGCGGCGTTTACGGCAGTCGCTGCTGAGTACCCGGCGGCGATGGCGCAGGCGGTCTGATCGTCGGGGTTCTTCACGTACTCCTCGCAGTAGCGCACCATCTGCTCGGTTAGTGGTTTAGTTGACTGCGGTTTAGGCATGGTAACACCTCAAAAATAATTACCGTTTTGGTAATAGTACCATGCAAATAACAACAGCCAAATGGCGGGTTAACTTCGCTTGACGTGATGGGCGTGGGCACACAGGAATGCTTCGTTTTCGGTGTCGAACTGCTGACCGGTTATCTCTTCCCAGTCGCCGCTGTATTTCCAGCGCACGTCCCACTTACCGGTTTTACGGGGCCAAATGACATAGCCGTCAACAAAGCCCCGATCGGCATACACATCGGGCAACTTCTCGTATGGGTCCATGAAGTAGAATCTGGTGGCGCCGCTGATGAAAACTCTCATGAATATTATTTATCAGGTTTCACCTGTCCGAAACTCAGCCTATCCTGCCGCTGAAGTTCATTAAGGGTGAAAAATGCACACTTATTAGCCAGTATGAAAACTGCGCCAACTAAGCGGCATAGTCGCTTTTGCTTATCAGGTGTTGAGTAATCCAGGCTTCTCACAAACACCAATGAATCCACTCCTGCTTCAAACATATATTGAATACTTTCCATGTTGAAGCGATTAAGAGGATTTACCGTTTCAACATCAATGATATTGACTGCACTCTCAATCTCATCGTAATCGCTTGCCGTCATTACATAATCGATTTTATGAGCAAATTTATTTCTAATTGAATTTAGCGATAAAAGAGCGTTTGCAATTGATATTGGCAACCCTAAAGCAACACTCAATTCCACCTTTGGCTTAAAGTAACGAACTGGCTTAACAAAATCCTCTGTACCAGGGCGCCGAACGTTTTTAATGAATACTTCAAGGAAGTTTTCAATTAGCAGACTCAGGCGCAGCAGAACGGCCGCTTCATCGTTAATTTTTAAAATGGGTGCGTATTTACTCGCATCAAGGAAAAATCCCAAGTCACTGTTGATGGCTACATACCCGTGCGGTTTGAGGTCTGGTTCTTGCGACATAGTTTGATCTCCTTGTGACATGTCACGACAGTTATATCACCAGTTTGGTTTCGTGCCATCCATTTGTAACCCAGCACGCCGCCTCACCCTGGCACGGGCATGATTGCACTGGCAGCTGATCGCCACACTTCCCGCATTTCTGCCTGGTCAGCGCTTCGATCTGCTGCGCCAACTCAGCGGCATCTTTGCGTATCAGCATAGTGATGTACTCGCTGAGTTCATACGGCTCGCGACCGGGGCGGCGTGCGGCGCAATTCTGCGCCAGCATCTCCAGTTCCTGACTATCCAGCGCCAGCTCCAGTGTTTTACTACCGGCAGCGGCCTGTCTGGCACGCTGCGCTGCTTTGCGTTCGGCGGGGGACTTTGCCATTATTCAGCACCTCTACAAATAGGGCATGAGTTATCAGTCATTGAATATGGAAAGCTGCTATCCAGCTCATCACACCATTGAAGATGTTCGTAACACCAGAATGGCTCCCACGGCATCCGGTAATACTTCATCTGACAAGTAATTAGGTAAGGGACTGGCAAGGGCGGCAGTTCTTCGGGATAAAGTTTGTCATTCAACTCGCGCTCTGCCCGCGCCAAAAGTTTTTTTAGAGCCTGATTATCCTTTTCCAGCTCATCAACCCTGGCTTGCAAACCTGCCTTGGTAGACATCACTCCACCTCCGGCGCTGCTGCTAGCATGGCGCTATAACACAGGGTCGGCTTGTCAATACCAGCATCCATAGCCTTGACTCCAGCAGCCCACTGTTTCTTTGTCGGCTCAATCGGTACCAGTTTCCAGCCCGGCGGAGCAACGTGATGTGTAATTACTGTTTCCTCTTTCCCTCCCGCGGGATCAAATCCGATATGCGATGACGATGAGCCGGGGCTGAGGGGCTTCAGCGACTCAATTTTGCGCAGGATGGCGGCGCGCTTAGACTCAGCATATTCTTCATCCGTTTCCCAAAGGACGCCCGCGTAACCTTCATTGCACTGGATTATTCCCTTGCGGCCGCACGAATTACACATAGCGTCATCATCCTCACAAAGACGATGCGCATTACCATTAATTGTTGTCACATCGATTTTTGTATTTCCGCACTTACATTTAAGCCAACTGATGCTGATCACTTTAAAGGGTGATTCTTCATCAACATCCGGCACCAGCTCCGCAAGGTTGATAGCGGGCGCGGGGCGGGTGAATAGTTCAACAACAAACCCTTCCGCCTGATTAGCATCGTGCTCGGCATCGTGCCTATCAATTGAGAACTCATGCATCATTCCGCCATAGCCGCTAGAACACGGAGACTCTGCAACGTAGCCGTATGGTTTCTGCTTCTCCAGCTCTGCCAGCTTCGCCTCTGCTGCTTCTGCGCGCTGCTCCATCGCCCGGAATGCTTCCTCAATGGCGAGAATGTCGCCGACTTTAACCCTAAGCTCGTACACGTCGGAAGAGATAGCATCATCGGCAATCTCAACTAATTTATTCAGCTTTTCCATTATTCTTCACCCTCAATCTGGACACCGGCTTCACGGAGTGCTTCAATCCATTTGGCGTCATGTTCCTTTATGGAATCCTTAACCCATCCGATGCATTTAGTAGTAGGAACCTTAACCGGCTTCATCACCGGCACAGGCGGAGCGGGGTAAAGTGGCATGACATGCGTACCAGTCCGATGAGCAGCAATATTTCCCTCAGCAAGCAAGTCGGTGATGTCTCCGCTGTGGAAAATCATCGGCTTCGCCGTCAGGGATGCAAGCGCGATTTCAAGAACTTCGCCGTATCGCATAAAGTCGGCTATTTCAGGTTCACAGAAATCACGCGTATCCAACTCGTAGCAGGTAGTTTTTTCACGCTGGATAAATTTAATCAGCGCCGCTTTTTGTTCTGCTTTCATGATTTCACCTCATTACCTGCGCGATGATTTGAGATTGCTTCCTCAATAGTTGGGTGTCTCTCATACATGCGGCCATCCCGCTGCCGCTTAAACAGTACCAGCTTCACCATTCCTGGTCCTGATGGGCATATTTCAAAGCGGATGCATCGGTCATGAGCCAGAATTACTGCTTTTGTCAGCCCATCGAAGTCGAACGTTGCGGCATTGAAATTCCGCGTATTGAGTTCAATTCCTCGTGAGTATGGCTTTACCGTTCCGCAAAGATGATTGCCTCCACCCATGATTTCACATAGCATTTGGAAGCACTCAAACTGGTCATCTGTCATCCAGTCTTTTCGATAAAATTCGTGTTCAGCCATCACTCAACTCCCTTGCCAGCGCGGAGTTGGTCGGCGACAGCCGTTACTGTTGCGTAGATGTCGCTACCGTCACCCGCAACAACCAGCGCATTGCGTGCTGATATAGCCCCCTCAGCCCGCACGGCGTTGAGGTAGGCGTCGGTGGCTGGGGTTTTTAATCCAGCAAACTCACGTTGCCTCCAGTCAATTTTTATTGAGCTGTACATCTCTTGCTCAAGTGCATCATCAGAACGAGATCGAATATCTGCAAAGCCCTTAATAGCACTGTTCTCAGCCGCCAGCGCATCACGCTCTTTCTGCAGCTCATCACCACGCACCAGCGCGCAATCCAGGCGCGTCGCCAGTTCGGAAACCATCTTCGCTACTTCAATCAGCGGTGTATCCATGCCGATCGCTTTGGCAAACGCATGCCCTGCAGCGACTAACTCTTTTCCCTTAACATCACTTAACTGTTGATTTTCCATAAATATTTTTCACCTCAGACCGTTATCTAAAATCACAATTTTCGTGGTTAACACGCTTTTTGCTGCGCTGGTTAACCTGATCAGAACTCTTCAACATCCCATCCCGCAGCTTTTGGCTTTGGGTAAACTGCTTTGAAGGCGAATGGGTATGTGTCTGCTGCCACCTTCATCTTGACCCTGGCGTCATCGCTGAAGATCCGCTTTGAGCCTTTGACGTCGTGCATTTCGAGCTGGCCACTGGCATACATCACGGCGAAATCGACAGTGATAAAGCAGCTGTCAGCGAGGCGCAGTTTGATACCTTCAAACCGGTACCAGAGGATTAGCCCGGCGCGCTTCTGCAGTTCGAGGTGAGCGGCATAGGCGGTTTCGGATTTGTTCATCTGGCCGGTTTTGAGTCTGCCCAGTGCGTAAAGACGCTTCTGCATTCTGTTACCTCATTGGTTACTATTACCATTTTGGTAATACTTGGCAAGTAAAAAAATGCGCTCATTTGCGCTTTCTCATTATGCCTCTAAAACGCGCTGTAACGCGCTATGTGAAGACTTCCCTTTCATCCTGCTCCTTGTCTGCCCTGATACCAGATAATCGAACCTGGAGCAGCTGGCGCACGATTATTACTATTTTGGTAATTATTTACGACATGCCTATGTCTTGAGTCCCAATTCTTTGCGTCTCCGGTATTCTGCCAGCAGCCACTGCGCGGGTGTCACATTCCCCATGTGTGCCGCGTTCGGCATGTACTGGTATTCGTAGTCTTTTGGTGATGGCTGGTTTGCAGCTGGCCGGGACTTTGACTCAATCATCTGAACCGGATCGGGGATCGTTTCACCCGCTGCCACCTTCTTCGCCCACTCGCTGAGCTTACGGGTGATGAAAGTCTCGACCTCAGACTCACTCAGGCAGCGCTGCAGCATCGCCTGGCGGGCATCAGTCACAACCCAGTACAGAACCGGCTTACTCCAGTTAAATTTCTCTGGTGAGCTGTACATGCCACGATCCCGGTTGTAACGGTGAAACTCATCCATCGCGTCATCAGTACTGATCCCGAGTACGGTGCAGCTGTCTTTGCACCAGGAAACGAATTTGCCTGGCGATGGCAGGTACGGGCTTTCCTGCTGGCGAGCATGGCGCATGCCGGCATCAATCTGCTGCATGGTCGTTATGCCGTTCTCCATGAATGATCTGACCCACTGCTGACGGAACATATCAATGTCAGCCTGCGTTTTAAAGGCGTTGCTGCTGGCAGGGAATGCCGCGCGCAGCTGGTCAAATATTCCGTTAAACAAACCAGCAGCATGATCCCAGCTATCGCTGTATGCGGATGCGGATGCAGCTTGTGGTACAGGGTTAAAACTGAAATTCTGTAAGTGCGTTGCGATATTATTCATGCGTGCTCATCTCTGATTGAGTGGATCCAGTCGGTGTTGTTGAAGTCGAGATCAGGCCTGCCTTTCCGTTTCGAGCCCTCGATCTTGATTCTCTCCAGTTGCCTGGCAAACTTCTGTTCCCATTGCACCTGTGTGAACGCTTTGCCTTCTCCTATCCAGTAATCGATAAACGCGGACAGGTATTCCTGCCGGTACTCATCAGGGTTAAGGATCACCCCCCACTGAGCTGCGCGCATGAAAAAATCACTGGATGGTACCCACTGACGGTTCAGCATGAATTTCCCTGATGGAACGACAGTGGTCTGAACCTGCGCAGGATGAGTTGCCTGGCTCTCAGGAAAATTTTCCTCACGCGTTATATAAGGGGTTTGATCTTTATCTTCTCTTCTCTTCTCTTCTCTGGTCCGCAATTTGTCCGCTTCAGGTGCGGACTTTTTCCGGACATCTCTCTTCCTTGCAGCATCCTGTGCACGACGTTTGGCAGACTGCCCGTTATGCTCTGAGAACCGCGGCATTACTAGGTTTTCGCCATCCATCTCCAGCCAGCCAACTGCCATCATCGCCCGAGCAAATCCCGGAAAGCCGATCATGTCATCGAGGGTTTCAGGACTGTACCCGTCAAGAAAACCATCTACTGAATGGACATCGAAAAGACACCATGCGGAATGTAGTCCGCCAACTATCCGTAATCTGTCCGCTTTCAATGCGGACGCCATGCGGACAACTTTCGGATGTGTGTGCAGGTCAGCACGCATTTTTATCCAGTCGCCGGCCATCAGATCACCTCCGGCGAAGTAGTTCCCGCGGCGTTCTCCATGATTTGCTTAATCTCAGCCTGGCGGCGCAAACTGGAATCCATCGCACATTTCACGCAGTGCCCGTTATAGACGTAACGCTCGCTTTTATGGCCGTGCTTACACAGCTTGCCGGTGTAGTAGCGCTTGAGACCTGCTTTTGCTGCCTCCATGCGAGTAATGATTTTCATTTTGTTACCTCACCCTACGTTTACTATTACGACTATTTTCACCTAATCAGGAAACAAATCAAGGCTTGTTTGCATATTTGGTAACGATTGGTTGTTTTATAAGGGAATTTACCAGAAATAGCGCATTAAAAAGCCGCCATGCTGGCGGCCTTCAGGGTGGGGTAGATGGAGCTTACGCGGCTGCGTAGAAGAAGGACAGAAGTTGTTCTTTACTGATATTTGGGTTAATTCGGGTGACAGCTTTATGCAATTCCGTCATATAGTTACGGCTAGGAACGCGACGGGCATACACCAGGTGAGTGCGGATATAATTCACTGTCGTGCCGGCCTCTTTAGCCAGCTGCTTCTTCTCTTCCAGCGACAGTCCCTGCCAGAACTCTTTGAAGTCAAACGGCTCCATTAGGGCCTCCAGATAACGATTTCATCGCATGAATTGTTACCTAACTGGTCGCAGTTATCAACCTGTATTACCAATCTGGTGCATTTACCAGAAAGGTAACATCAGCTTTAATTGCACCCAGCAGCCTGATAAACCCAAATCATGTATGAAGGAAACAAATGAAGCCGATTTCCGGGATCCGCAGAGCAAACCTGATTTACCTGCTTGAGACCCGTTTCGAAGGTAACCAGACCCAGATGGCGAAAGCCCTGGGGTCACTGCCGAACCTGATCAGCCGCTGGACGCGTGATAAGCCGATGGGCAGCGCTGCAGCTCGCAATATAGAGCGGGTTCTTAAGCTGGAAGATTACTGGCTGGATAACGACCGGGACAATGTGCCGCTCGTCGCCCAGGATGTGGAGATCAGCGACGTCGTTTCCCACAATCTGCGCGTCTGGATGGATAAATCTGAAGACCTGAAAACACAGGGTAAAGTTCACCGCGCCAGCGGCGTGAATCAGTCCACTGTGGGCCGCGTTCTGAACAAAGAGATCGACCCGACTATCAGCACGGTTAACTCAATCGCGAAGGCGTTTGGCCGCAATGGCTATGAGCTGATGATACCGAATTCAGATCCACGCCAGATTCAGTATGACCGTGACCGCTATGAAAAACTGGACCCGGCAGACAAAGAGAAGATCGCCAGCTTTATCGAGTTCGTTCTCAGCCAGGCACAGAAAGAGTCAGATCAGTAATGTCCGCGGGGTTGTGACGGTATGAGTTCGCTATATACCGTCAAAGCCCGGTCGCCATCCCGATAAATCCACCCTCTCAAATCCTCCCCACGCCGTGTGGTTCGCCACCAATAATTACCGTTCTGGTAATTTTTTCTTGTGATAACGATTGACATACCCACAGATCAGATTATTATTAGCCTCAAGTGTTACCAATTTGGTAATAGCTAGTCGCTCTTTAACAATCCGAAACGGGCAATCACAACCCACAATCTGGCCGCCCACCAGATGGCACGGCTACCCCGTAGAACCGGAACGCCTGCCCGGAAAGTGAAAACAATCGTTCCTCTTCCGGAGACACATTATGACCATCACCGATGAGAAGGGAGAACCGTTTGTAATTGTTCGGATAGCCTGCGGCTACCTCTGGAGAATGACAAACCTCGAAACGCGATCCAGCCAGACAGTTAACCGCGATCAGTTCCGGAAAATAGCCTTACGCGCCTATGGCCTTAAAGGCTCTTTGTCATGCAACCAACTATTACCAAAACGGTAATTCTGGATTCAGAAATGAAATATCGTTACCAGAACGGCAAGTACACCTTTACCGCCTGCGTGCTCGGCATTGAGCGTCAGTTTGCTGACTTTCGCGAAGGCATTGAGTGGGTGTTTACACAGAAAATGGCCGCCAGCTGCGCGGCAGACATGGAGTAACAGGTATGTCCAACAGCACAGAACTTGAAGTTATCAGTATCACCGATGAACAGGCTCCTGCCCTGTACGTCGAAAACGGTCTCAATCAGTACCTGGATCAGATTCGCCAGGCAGTAAACGAAACACCTGACCTGAGCACCAAAAAAGGCCGGGACCGCATTGCATCGCTGGCGGCAAAGGTATCGCGCAGCAAAACGGCTATCGAGAAGCCGGGCCGTGAATATCTGAAGCGCCTGAAAGAGCAGCCAAAAATCATTGAGGCTGAACTGCGCCGCTTCACCAGTGAATGTGACCGGATCCGCGACGAAACGCGCCAGCCCCTCACTGAGTGGGAGAACGCGGAAAAGGCGCGCGTGGATGCACTACAACAGCGAATTGCTGAACTTCGTGCCCTGGCTGATGTAGTCGATGCGATGGGTAATTACCTGCCATCCGAAGACATCAATGCCCGGCTGACCACCGCGAAATCTGTGGCGCTGGATGACTCCTGGCAGGAGATGGCCACCGAGGCCGGTGTAGCGAAAGACGCCACCGTGCAAAAGCTGGAGTTGTCGCTGGCAGAAGCCAAAAAGCGTGAAGATGCCGCAGCTGAGCTGGAGCGCCTGCGTAAAGAACAGGAAGCAGAAGCACAGCGCAGACGCGATGAGCAGCTGAAGCGCGAAGCGGCAGAGGAAGCAACCCGCCAGGCTGAGCTGAAAGCGCAGCAGGAACGTGAGGCATCGGCTAAGCGTGAAGCAGATTTAAAAGCTGAAGCTGCTCGAATTGAACAGCAGCGCATCGATGCAGAGCGCCGGGCTGAGCAGGAAAAGGCCAATGCCATGGCTAAAGCAGAGCGCGAAAAGCAGGAAGCTATTGATGCTGAGCGCAGACGCGCCGCAGAGGCTGACGCAACACGCCTGGCTGAAGAAAAGCGCATTGCCGATGAAACAGCGCGCCGCGCTGCTGACAAAGAACACCGTCGGCTGATCAACCAACAGGCAATCACTGATCTTGTGGCTGCCGGCCTCACTCATGAACAGGCCAAAGCCTGCATCACAGCCATTGTTCTGGGCAAAGTCCAGGCTGTTTCCATCAACTACTGAGGTTCCTATGTCAGCTTATGCACAGCATGAAATGGCCGAGGCGCACCGCTGGCAACAGCATGATGCTCAGGTCGAGAAAGATGAGTGGATCCGCGACCGCGCGGAAACACTCAAAGAGTCATGGCCGGAAGGAGTTGAAAGAATCCGCCATCCACTCACTTCATATCCTATGGCTGGAATTGGTCTCGAGACCGCGCAGGATGCTTACGCAGATATGGTCGATAAAATCTGCCTGGCACAGGCCGAACTTGACTGGCAGGACATGAGTTGGCTCGGAAAGGAATGGGCGCCATGACAGCGATGCCTGAAATCAAAGTGGCCCCGAGCGATCCGGGGCTTTACTTCAACATACCCAACGAGGCGTATCACGCTGGCCCCGGCGTCAGCAAATCTCAGTTGGATGACATCGCCATTAACCCGGCGGTGTTCCAGTGGCGTAAATCAGCGCCAGAGGATGAAGAGAAGAAAACGGCGCTCGATATGGGTACCGCCCTTCACTGCATCCTGCTGGAGCCTGAAGAGTTCGGCGAGCGCTTCATCGAGGCGCCACCTTTCAACCGTCGCACAACAAAAGGCAAAGAGGATGAGGCCGCCTTTCTGAAGGATTGCAGCTACACCGGTAAAACGGTGCTCGACCATGAGGATCACCGCAAGCTGAAGCTGATGCGCGCCAGCGCATTTGCCCATCCGGCGGCGCGGTTCTTCCTGGAGGCTGATGGCCACTGCGAGGCGTCGATTTACTGGGACGATGAGCAGACCGGTGAACTTTGCCGGATCCGCCCGGACCGGTTCCTGAAAAATCAGCCGGTAATCGTGGACGTGAAGAAAGTGGCGGACATGGAGCGCTTTGCCCGTCACGTCGAAGAGTTCCGATACCACGTCCAGAACGCTATGTATTGCGACGGCTTCTATCAGCACTTCAACGAATACCCGCAGTTCGTCTTCATCGCTGTCAGCGAGAGCATCGATTGCGGCCGATACCCGGTGCGCGTCTTTCAGCTCGACGCGGAAGACGTCGCCGTGGGTCACGACCTTTACCGGCGCGATCTGAACACCTATCACCAGTGCCGCCTGACTAATACCTGGGGCGGCGTTGAAACACTTTCCCGCCCGGCATGGGCGCGCAAAAAGGACAATCAGGCATGAGCACTAACTTAGTCACCAACGCAACCACCAGCACCGCCGCCACCATCTTCAACCCGCAAAGCCTGATGCAGCTGCAGCAGTTCGCGCAGGTGATGTCTGAGGGCGTTGTTGCCATCCCGCAGCATCTGCGCGGCAAACCCGCTGACTGCCTGGCTGTGACCATGCAGGCGGCACAATGGGGCATGAACCCTTATGCAGTGGCACAGAAAACGCACATCGTGAATGGTGCGCTGGGCTATGAGGCGCAGCTGGTCAATGCGGTAGTGTCGTCGTCAAACCTCCTCGCCAGCCGGCTTAATTACAGCTGGAGCGGCGACTGGTCGAAGTGCACCGGCAAAAATGACAAATCGGACAGCCTGACCGTCACGGTGTCAGCGGTTATTAAAGGTGAGATCGAACCGCGTGAGCTGACCATCAGCATGGCGCAGGCTGGCGTCCGTAACTCGCCGCTGTGGGAGCAGGATCCAAAACAGCAGCTTGCCTATCTCTGCACCAAACGCTGGGCGCGTCTGCATGCCCCTGACGTTCTGCTGGGCGTATACACGCCGGATGAACTCGACGAAGCGCCACGCGGTGAACGCGATATCACTCCGCGCAGCACAGCAGACCTGAACACCATGATCGGCAGCAGCAATGAGCCAGCACAAGCGGCTGATTCACATGGCGGTCTCGACGATGATGTGCTGGTTGCCGGTCTGCAGGAAGAAATTGAGCAGGCTGACACGCTGGAGAAAGCCGTGGCTATCGGTGAGAAGATCGGCCAGCACAAAGACAGCTTAACGGAATCCACATTCCGCTCACTGCGCGCCCGCGCGGCCAAACTCTATAAGCACCACGACGCCCGCCGCCAGATTGAAGCCGCGATCAACAGCCTGGACGCCAGCGCGCCGGACGCGAAGGAGACCTTTATGAAGGTTGAGGCAGACCTGCAGCGCCTGAAAGGTGCGATGGGTGACGAACTGCATGAAGGGTTCAGCATCACGCTTGGCGATATGCGCGCCGAATACATCTAACCAACACCAGTGAAAACTCAGGGGCCCATAGCGGCCCCTTTTCTTTGGAGAGAAAAATTATGAAAGGTGCAATCCGTAAAGATCAGCTTCTGGAGCGCGTCCCGCTGTCCGAGTACACCATCAACCAGATGGAAAAAAATGGCGAGTTTCCGAAGCGCTTCCCGCTCACTAACCGCACTGTCGCCTGGAATGTTGACGAAGTAGAAGCCTGGCTCGATGAGCGCCAGCGCAATGCGAACGCGGCACAGCGTGACCCGTCACTGGCTGCGAAGTTCGAAGCCAATCCCAACCACCGTAAAGCCGCTGAACGTTCAGCGATGAGAATGGCGGGCTGATCATGACAGCGAAAGAATTAATCATCACTTACCTGCAGCAGCATAAAGGCGGATCCCGGTCCGTCGATATTCACGCCCACCTTGTTGAGCATGGCCTGAAGCGCGAAAGCTCAATGTCTGCGCTGAGCAAACTGGTGCATTCCGGCGAGGTGCTGCGCGCCCGATTCCGCCAGGACTATATCTGCTGGCTGAAAAACACCAGTGTAGTGATCAGCCCGAGCGAGTTGCGTAACCGGCTGAGCAACGCAAACCGCCGTCTGAATGCGATGAACAGCATCAACGTGGTGTTTGACGAGTGTCGGACCAACAGCCAGGTGTACCGGATGGATCAGTTGCTGCGTTCGGCGCGTGAGGTGCGGGCATGAACTATCAGCTGATTTATGCCGACCCGCCCTGGTCATATGGCAACACAGTCAGCAACGGTGCCGCGGATAACCACTACGGCACCATGTCGATGACTGACCTGAAGCGCCTACCTGTGTGGTCGCTGGCTGCGCCAGATGCCGTGCTGGCGATGTGGTACACCGGCACACACGCTGAAGAAGCTATCGCGCTGGCGGAAGCCTGGGGCTTCGATGTTCGCACGATGAAGGGTTTCACCTGGGTGAAGCTGAACCAGCTGGCTGAGCAGCACATCAACAAAGCATTAGCCGCCGGTGAGGTAGAAGATTTCTATGACCTGCTGGCGCTGCTGAACACCCAGACGCGCATGAACGGCGGCAACTACACCCGCGCCAACACGGAAGACTGCCTGATCGCCGTGCGCGGTGCGGGACTGGAACGACAGAACGCCGCAATCAAACAGGTGATTTACAGCCCTTTGGGTGAACACAGCGCAAAACCATGGGAAGCCCGCTACCGCCTGGAGCTTCTCTATGGTGACGTGTCACGCATCGAGTTATTCAGCCGTGGCGATGTGCCGGATTGGCATCACTGGGGAAATCAAAATCCTCACAATGACATTGAGTTGGTGCCTGGCGGATTTGAGGTAAACGACAAACGGCCGCGCCGGATAGAGGTTACACGCGACATGGTGCAGCTTGCTGGAGTAAGGACAAGAGGTATTACAGATGATCCACTATCACGGCGGACCCATAACGCCTGACACGTGCGCTATCCGGGCATGGAAAGGGCGGCATGCCTGCATTTCATTTGCAAACCCTGGGCAAATCAATCTGGCTGCAGAATACTGTCAGTCATTCTTTCTTGATAATGGAGCATATCCAGAATGGAATCGCGCAGCAAAAGGGAAGAGCACCTTTAAAGGTTGGGGTCCGTACTATGAATGGGCCAAGAAATGGTTGAATCACCCTGGCTGTGATTTCGCCATTATTCCTGACGTCATAAATGGTGGGGAATCAGAGAATGATGCACTCATTGAAGAGTGGCCACACGGGAAATTCCATGGCGTGCCGGTCTGGCACATGAACGAGAGCGATGAACGATTCATCCGGTTGTGCAATGAGTACCCGCGGGTGGCGATCGGGAGTTGTGGTGAATATGACGTTAAGCGTCCGAATCTTGCTGTGGCGCGCATGAAGGATCTGATTCGTCACGTTACAGATGAGTTCGGTCAGCCCATCGCCAAGCTTCACGGTCTGCGCATGCTCAACCCTCTCATCTTCACCAAACTGCCGCTGGCAAGCGCTGACAGCACTAACGTTGCCAGAAATATTGGTATCGATAAGGCATGGTCAGGAGCGTACGCCCCGGCATCAAAGGAAACTCGTGCTGCATTGATGGTCGAACGTATCGAGTCACACAACAGCCCCGGCTCACTGCATTACTGCGAACAACGGGACCGGTTCAACATGCAACTGCAGTTGGCAGTATAGGAGACAATATGAAGAAGCTAACCCCCGGCGGCATGGCCGTCATCATCGGCAGCAGCAGTGACGCCTTCACAAGTAACGTGGGGCGCCTGGTGCGGACGATATGCCGTGAAGGTATGCTGAAATCACAAATCACTGGCATGATGAGCGACTGCTGGTTCGTTGAAGTACCGGAAGGCGCTGAACCGCTAAAAGGTCAGCGGCCTGGTGGGCAATTTAGCATGTCCTATTCAGGAAATATTCCGACGCGCCTGCTGATGCCGCTGGATAATAACGACCCCGATGCAGAACTCAGCGCGGCACCGGTATACGGCAGCATGGGCGCATTATGATCGCACTGTCGATTTACCTCATGATCGCCGCGTACCTGCTGGGCAAACTGGAAGACGGGCCGCACTCACCACAGTCTGTTTTTATCTGCCTGGCATGGCTTCCAGCAGCACTGATTTACCTGTCAGCCCTGCTGGCAGAAAACACACTCGGCGATCACCCCGACCGATGAGCCATCCACTGTTCAAACCTCAACGGTGAGAACTGCACCAAATCTGAAAGGCTCCCATCTATCCACCCATCTACCATGTCGGCCCATTGCTGCAGCATAAACGTGCGTTGCGGAAGGTATTCCGCTTTGTTGTATACCGCGCGCACGCCTTTCTGCTCATGGGCCAGGCACTTCTCTATCCAGTCAGATGGATATCCTGCTTCGTGCAGCAGCGTACTCGCTGTTCGCCGCAAATCATGTACTGAAAAATCCCCCAGCCCCGGCTTACCCTCTTTTCTCGTTTCCTCAATCGTAATGTTTATCACCCGGTTTAGCGCCGCGTTCGACAGCGGCTTTGTCAGGTCATACCGTCCGGCGAGAAGATACTTACTTCCGCCGGCGCACATCTGCAGGCCTACCAGAATGTCATGCGCCTGGCTGGACAGCGGAATGATATGCGCCCTGCTCCCTTTCATCCGGCCGGGGGGTATCTGCCAGAGTTGCCGGTCAAAATCTATCTCCGGCCATACCGCATTTGTGAACTCACTTTTCCTGACCAGCGTCAGCATAACGAATTTCAGCGCCAGTTTGAGCGTGGGCATCGTGGCCACGTTGTCCAGGGTGCGGAAGAACAGACCTATATCAGCTGGTGTCAGCGCCGTGGTACGCGGCTCGAACGTAGCGATCGAAGACGCCTTGATGCGTTCGGCTGGGTTAACGTAATCGTGGCCACGGTCGGCGGCATACCGGAAAACGCTGGAAATAATCTCCCTCGCCTGTACCGCCGTCGCCCGGCCCCCGCGCGCGACTATCCGGTCACACAGATCGCGCACCATGGAGGTGGTGATTTCGGTCATCAGCTTATTGCCGAGTGCCGGCGCTATATCCCGATCGATTACCGCCTGTTTCATGGAGCGGGTACTTTCCGCCAGCCGGACGTGTGCCATGTAGTTGACGGTAAAATGGCTGAACCGGTCAGCGCCAGAGATGTGTTTTTTACCGTCACGCTTCGCCGCAGCCGGTGATACACCTGAGTCGATCAGCTTTTTGGCGGTATTTAATTTTTCGCGTGCGTCCGCCAGGGTGATACCGTCAGGACCGTATTTACCGATCGTCAGCGTCTCGCGCCTGCCGTTGAACCGGTAGTCGTATCGAAAGGATATGGTGCCGCCGGGCTGCACTGATACATAGAGGCCTTCCCGGTCGGTGACCTTATAGGCTTTTTCGCGGGGCTTGAGGTTCTTAAGTTTAGTGTCGGTGAGCAT